CGAACACTGTGATGAGGTTGAGACCTTCACTGGAAAACGACCGGACTACAAAGCGAAGGATTACTTTGCAAAGTACAAGTGGTTCCTGAAACGCGAATATGTCCACCTTAAAAATAAATGAAAAAAGGCCTTGACATATACTGTCAGCCTGTTATAATGACCCTATTGAATTGATAAAGAGAGAATATATTATGTTTTATGCAAAACCCAAGATGTCCAATACGCACGACGCCAAGACCTTTGATACAGTGACAGAGGCAGTTAACTACCTCAACGCGTACAACCAGTTAGGCCCGGATTATGTCCAAGAAGGTTACTCCAATGATGTTTCTAAACTTCAGGCAGAAGACTTCTGGATGCTGGGTAAGTTGGTTGGCCCTGAAGGTGTCGAGTTCAAGAATAACAAAGTTGTGGGGGTTAAGTAACATGGGTATGATAGCTGATATTTTCCGTTCGGATATGCGTGATTGTTCTAACAACGGCATAAGTTCCAACTTCACATCGGTGACTGTTGTGAATGTAGAAGGCCCGTTTGAACCCACTGTAGGCCGCCCTGCGGTTGAGTTGGTGGAGGGGTACGTTAAAGGGACTTGTTTCGTACGTCCCGTTTACCTAGGGACTGAACGCCCTATGATGGGTGGTACATATGTCGCCACGTCCGACAGTAGATTCCGTCAAAAGGTGCGTGATATTACTGGGGGTCAATTCTCTGGTGCAGTTCCCTTCCACGACAGGGTAGAATTTTAATGTTGAAGTACAATGACAGTTGTACTGAGTTGCTCACCATTCTGCAAGAAGAGTGTGCTGAAGTTATTCAGGAAGCATCAAAGATTAAACGATTCGGTCAGCAACAAGACAATCTAGACCGATTGGCGAAAGAGGTCGGTGACCTTGTGTGTATGATAGAACTTCTACAACAATGGGAAGTTGTATCGTACAGTGCGGTCGAAGACTATCGCCAAGAGAAACTAATCAAGTTGAGGAAGTGGTCGAATCTGTTTGCTTATGATAGCGACTATGACCCTAGCATTCGTTCGGGTAACTGACATGGCAAAGAAAGCAACTATAGTTAGAACTAATCCTGTCGCAAAATATGCGCGGAAGTTTAATCGTGCGTCTACTCATATAGACAAAAAGAAGGAAGCAAAGAAACGCGGTTATCCTTCTGAAAATAATTTTTAATAGCCCTTGACACACCCCCACTAAAAAAGGTATAATATGTCCATATCAAAAGAAGTACGTTATGCAATGATTCGCAGAGCAGCACTAAAGATTCAGAAGCGTAATAAGCGTAGTAAGATTATTAAATCAAATGAACGTCTTGCGAACGAAGTGGTAAGTCTTGACCGTCAGGACTATAAATCAGATGTACGTTGGAGTGATGAGGATAGTTTTGTTGCCTCAAACTTCTCCGATACATATCAAGCAAACCAAAATAAGGAATGGAATTAATGTCCCAACCGATTGAAAACCTAATTGACTTAGGCCAATATCCTCGCAACGATGTGGAACTCATTACTCGTGAGTATATGCGTCACGCGTATCTAGAGACTCTAGAAACTTATGCCAAAGAGTATTTTGCCCTCGACGAAGAGAACGACACTCGCCGGGCGGTTCTTTCTACTCTTGAAGCATTCGAACACACCATTGCGGTATTAGATGGTAACGAAGAGTTTCTTGAGGCTGTACATGCTGACTCTGGTGAAGAAGATTCTGAGTCTGATAACGATGAATACGAACGTTTCTAAGGAGAACGAAATGTTTAATTATGATAAAGTGCTTGACCAACTCCGAAGTAATGTTCTTCAGGTTACATTTAATAAGGTTAATGGGGAACAGAGGGTTATGCCCTGTACTCTCCAGACTGACTATATGCCTGAGTTGTCGGAATCAAAAGTTAACCAAGTGAAAGACTTCTCTGTTAACAAATCCGTCATTCGCGCATTCGCAATTGATAAGCAATCTTGGCGGTCTTTCCGTGTCGATAATATCACTGCGATTGAGGTAATCGATGGATGATAAAACAGAAGAGAACTTTCTAACCAAAAAATCATTCTCGGCTATGATAGAGAGTTTCGTGTTCCAACACAGAATGACATATATGGATTCCATTGTACATCTCTGTGAAAAGAACGGTCTAGAACTGGAAGACATCAAGAAGTATCTGTCTCCCACTATAGTGGAACATCTAGAGAGTGAAGCCCGTCAATTGAACTTTCTGCCCAAGCAGAACACACTTGACGTATAAATAGCTATGCCCATTGAGGCAATCACATACATTGTTTATATTTAAGTTTATATTAAGGAAATTTTATGTCTTTTGCAAATCTAAAGTCCAAATCTATGGACATCTCAAAACTTGTTACTGCCGCCACTGCTGCATCTGGACAAGTATCTAACACTAACAAATACCAAGACGACCGCAAGTGGAAACCTACTGTTGATGAACAGGGCAACGGTTACGCGGTTATTCGATTCTTACCTGCTACTGAAGGTCAAGACCTACCGTGGGTACGTTACTGGGATCACGCCTTTAAGGGCCCAACCGGACAATGGTACATCGAACGTTCTCTCACTACCCTAGGTCAGAATGACCCACTGGGTGAGTTGAACTCCCGTCTGTGGAACTCCGGTATCGAAGAAGATAAGGAGACTGCACGTCGACAGAAGCGTCGTCTACACTACGTTACTAACATTCAAGTTATTAACGACCCTGCGAACCCTGCCAATAATGGCAAAACCTTCATCTACGAGTTCGGTAAGAAGATCTTTGATAAGATTATGGATCAGATGCAACCAGAATTCCCAGGCGAACAGCCAGTCAATCCTTTTGACTTTTGGGCGGGTGCGGATTTCGAACTGAAGATTCGTAATGTTGCGGGTTACAGAAACTATGATAAGTCAGACTTCAAGAGCCCATCTCAGTTCCTAGGAGCAGATGAGACACAACTTGAATCGGTGTACAATGGTCTGTATGACTTAAACGAGTTCATAGTACCCAACTACCCTAACGCACATGACGATAAGTGGTTTAAGACCTACGATGAGTTGAAGAATAAGTTGGAGACCGTATTGGGTCTTGCGACTGGTGCTGGTGCAACTATCAAGAACGAAGCACTTGCTCAGACTGCTGAGGCTGCTCCGATGCGTGAAGCATCTGAACCTACTGTAGTCTCTTCCCCTGCACCTACCCCTGCGGTTGTTGCTGAGGAAGATGATACCCTGTCATACTTCGCGCAGATGGCTGCAGAAGATTAAGGTTATCTCCCTCATGTAAATGAGATTTTGGGGGAACTTCGGTTCCCCTTTTTTTATGCGGGACGGGTAGAGAAGTAAGGGTCTATAGAATCGAAAGCAGAGATAGGCCCACCTAAAACCGTGTGTCCTCCACCTCCGCCGGATGTTGAGGTGTTACTACTATTATCCATAATCACAACCGGTGCCGCGGTATTTGCGGTTTCTTGTTCGGTCACTAGTTTACTGACGTTCCCTGCGGATGTTGGTTTACTATTTTGTCCCGAAGAGTTTGAAGAGATTTGTGTTCCCGCAGATGCGATGTTATTCATCATCTGTACATCTTGAGGAGTGAAGCTGTTTATACCTGGCGAGAAGTCTAGTTTCTTCTGACCATCAAACCAACCTTCACCGACTACATAAGGGTTCTCTCCGGTACCCTGGCCTTTTATTGCAGCCAGCATAGGTATTGCATATGCCATCGTCTTACCAAACTTTCCTATAGAATCATTGACCGCATCATAGTCAGTATCAATAAGTCTATCCAGAGAATCCGACAGACCATCGATAACACTGGAGATGTCTGCAACACCTTTAAGGTTATCTGCGTTCAATGTAGATAAGGGCTGTAGACCATTATATAACTTATCGAATATTGTCTCGTCGTCTCCACCGAAAAGGCTACCAATGAAGTCCATAACTCCAGCAAGTCCACTACCACCCATTAGAGCGACCATGCCTAGACCTAGTGCTCCCATGGCACCGCCAACCGCAATTAGGTTAGTTCCGTCTAGTTCACTAAGTGGCGCGAGACCTTCTGCGGTGTTTACCAACATGTCACGTAGACCACTACCGTCTACGCCTGCCGCACCAAGTAACTTAGCAACTCCCATTAAGGCAGTAAAGAACCCTGCCAGTCCAACACCCAAGAGGGGAAGTCCTGCAACCGCGGCAGAACCAAATGCACTACCAAATGCGATAAGACCGCCTAGTGCTGCTAGTGAGGTACCAGAGAATGCATTGAGTCCTTCACCTAGACTTATCATCATGGTCTTGATTGCAGAACCGTCCATCTTCAGCATGGACATCCCTTTGTCGCCTACTGCTAAACCACCGAAGAACCCACTTATACCAGCACCAAGGTATCCCATTTTCATGGCACCTCTGAAACTACCGAACATGGAACCAACCACCATGCCCAGACCCATGGCCAAAAGACCTTCAGCGGGAGTTTCTGCGAATGCTTCACCAAGAGTAATCATATTCTTCTTAGTGGCAGACATATCCGTGCCAATCATCGCTTGCGCTTTGTCACCTGATGCCAAACCAGTAAAGAATGAACCGATACCAAAACCTAACGCACCAAGAGTTGCGACCCCACCAAGTCCTTTCAAAGCGAAACCTAGACCAGCACCAACACCTGCTCCGATACCTTTACCGGCAGTTTCTCCGAAACTCTTCTTGCTAGTGGCACCACCCTTGGTGTTCTTCTGAATGGTCTCAAGGGTATCGAGCATCTTACTGTTGAATAGTTTCTGGTCTCTCTTCTCTTCGAGGGCATCCCCCTCTCCCTGAGAACTAAAAGATTGTACAACGTTGAGGATGTTATTGTTGGTACTGTTTATAGCATTCAACGTGTCATTAGAGGTCTCTACCTTAGATAGAGTACTATCCAGATAATCATAGATATCCGTAGCAATCTCCATTAGGAGATCGTTCTGTTGTCCCATTTTATCTGATATCTGTTTAAGACTCATTGGTTATCCTTTCTGTTTGGCTCTCTGATTCTTCTCGTTGATATCGTCAACTAACATCGTCAAGTAAATCTCTCTCTCCCAAGGTATCATTCCTTCTACTTCATCCAACGAGTAATTGAAATTATTCAGTAGTTGGAAGTTGACTTGG